AGCTAATGGGCTTTCCTTTACTATCTCTTGGCCTGGCAAGGTGGTCAAACCTGCTTTCACGGGTCCATAGGGTGACGAGGCACGCAACTTCTTTTCTCGAATATCCGAGAGCGCGACTATATTCTCTTGCGATTCTTTCATTCTCTCGCTTCTCCTTCATTGTAGCTTGCGTCCTCTCCGTCATTATCGGGATCACCGGCTCCTTCGATGGTGTCCTTGTATGAAATAGTAGTGATAGCAGTACCGGTATTGCTATCAATACCAATCCATTTCTTACCCATCTTTTCATCCTGCTCTCGCTCTCCTTGTAGTAATTCGTGATACTCGCTCTGGAATAAACGGGATAAACGCACTAGCGCCCGCGCCCGCGCCCTCTGGTAATTCCTATTATGGATTACCTGGCTCACGCCCACTTTTCTATTCTTATCTACCATCTATTTTTCTCCATCCATAACATAAATAGTACCGCAAATGCGGTAAATAATACCCACTCGATCATTCGCTCCCGCCCTCCACTTCACACTTAGAACAGGTTTCAGACTTGTATTGCTTATAGTCGTACCTTGTGCCGCACTTATCGCAGTTGATCATCTCCTCATCCAGCCAGAACTCAGGATCAGTACCGTTCAGATAGGCGTAGCCTTCTGTTACCATATCCAACCCCCTCTCACCGCACCGATAAGGCCGGTGATATCTAAGGGCTGGCCGACTGGCATATCCTCTGGCTCTCTGCCCTCCCACCCCGATACCAACAGGCGTGTGCCTATCGGCTGGGATCGGTACGCCTCGATAGCCTCGGCGGGATTCTCCCCGCCCCATATTGTATTGCCATCGCCTGCTACCACCTCATAGAATAGGGATAAGGATGACTCTGTTGGGTGAAAGTCCATTATTCCCCCTTACATTTCTCGCATTGATACCCATTATCCCAATACATATCCTCAATATTGTGATCAGTTAGGCAGGCAATACAGGTCGCTTGATTATTCATTACTCTCTCCCTCTCTATCATAATCAAGTAGCACCTCGTGGCACTCTTCGCACTCGATGGCTACATTTAAGTCGTAGTATCGGTAGATAGATATTTTATGCCCTTCGTGGGCTACTAAGTCCGAGTAATTCTGTACGCTCACTCGCTCTCTCCCTCTCTAATTGATAGCGTATAGCCCCGATCTAGCGCATCTATCCACGCGTCTAGTATGGCCAAGGCGGTATTTTTATCCCATTCCTTGGGCGTTGATATGGTTATGCTATTCATTCTCTCCCTCTCTTGGACAGTCTGCTGATAGGTGGCCTTCACCTTGTGTCCCTTCACACACGCACCAACCAAAGCGATCCACCTGCTGAGCGTGGGTTAAACTTGTGCGCTCTTCCCACTCACCGATCTCGCTCTCTCCCTCTTGCTCAATGCCAAAGATACGCGCCAGCGCACCGTTGGCCTTGTTCAGCGTGGCAATAGCCTCCGCCATCTCTTGCTCCATAGTTTCTTTCATACTCATTACTTGCCCTCTCTCTCTTCATATTGTCGTGTCTGCCTATTCCATACCCTGTACCACCCGCACTTACACTCGCCTAGTCCGGGAATATCTCCATATATATAATCGTGATCGTGAGTCATAGTTTGCAGCCACACTCTCTAATCGGTACTAGATGATCCCCGCAGATTTGCATTACTCTCTCCCTATCTCATAAAGGTATCCGCCCATAGCTGATCCCAGGTTGGTATTTATTACTATCCCGCTCTCACTTTCATCCACTATCGCTCCTGGCATATTCTCATTCACCCACGCCCTAAGCTCCTGGATCGTATCTATCTCCTGTAGTTTCATTACTCTCCTGCCTTTCCAGCTGATATAAGGATTACTTGCTGACGATTCTCTGAACAGGTACACGCCGGCATATTCACCGGCTCCCTCTTGCTAGTGATCGTAATAGCTGAGTCGCACCCGGAGCAGACATAGCTCCAGGTATTCCATATATCCTCACCTCTGGCCTTAGCCTCCCGATAGTTTGCTTTCTCTTGCTCTAGTTTGATACAGGCCAGAGCCTCGCTCTCGCTCCCTGCATATCCCCAATAATCGCTTGATCCTGTTCTATGTTCATAACGGTAGGAAAGTCCCCCATCCATCCCTGTTTTTTCTATTGTGTAAGCCATTACGCTACCTCCCTCTCAACAGGTGGGTGAGTGTTTAATAGATTTTCTACATCCTGGATCATAGCTTTCACTATCTCGGCGTGAATCTCCTGTAACTTATTAAAGTTATATCGGCTAGTCGCCTCGCTGTTAAGGGTGCGGAATAGGTCGAGGAATACACGGTGATTCTCTATTGTGTATCCCTCTCTCTTATGGGCAACGCACTCGCTCATAGTGGTTTCATATCTCTTACCCTCTTTATAGTGCCGGGTAGTGATCTTGACCCGATAGCCGTCATCGCGTGTCCAGTAATCAACCGCCTTGCGTGAGCTATCAATAGCTATTGCTTCTTTAATTGCGTTCATTCGCTCTCTCCCTCTATTGATTCTATTGTTTCCTCTACGACATCATATGACGGGTTAGGTGAATAAGGATAAACAGGCAATAAACCGATAGCCTCCTCCAGAGAATTACCCTTGACCTCGATCACTTGCTCCACATTAAATTTATATGTGTTCATTACTTTCCCTCTCTCATAAATTGCTTAAATAGACGGACACTTTCCCTCTTGGTATAGCCGTAGTAACTACGCGTTACTAGATAACCGCTTGAATCTTGTGCGTAGATGACCCACGCACCCTCTCGATTCTTCTCTATGCTCATTCTCTTCCTCTCCTCTCTGCCCTAACGATTAGGTGCAGACTACCGCACTCTACCATAGGTAGCAGGTAAAGTGCGATAGTACGCAACTATTTATTGACTATATCTCATAGGCATAAGTAACGCCCTCCAGGTCACGGCCTCACCTGTTAGCCCGATATGGATAGGCATATTCGCACCCCGGAATTGCAACTTTACCGGCTGGCCTTTTTTCCCTATCTTGGCATAGTCGGCCATAAATGCAGGGTTAATTGCGATCACCTCCACCGGGCTAGGCTCACCCTTATTAAATGTGTCGTCAAAGTTGGGAGGGTAACGCTCATCCAGGAGCTCTACCGTAATCGTGCTCCCGTTCACGCTTACCGTTAATAGATTACTTAGGCGGGTAAGGGTGATACGAGATAACTTATTGCCCTTGGCTAAGGCGATGATTCTTTTAATATCATCCAGCGCGATAAGGCTAGGCTCCAGGTCTGCGCCCTCCCCCGCTATCTCTCCCACTATTGCCCGGTATCTATCGGTAGCGCGGGCAGATAGTCGCCCGCCGTCACCCTTAATCTCGACACTATTGAGGGCGCGTAAGCAATACTTTCCCTTATCTGCGTGCGTGCTTACGCCCTCCAGTAGCTCCAGCATATCTCCAGCGCCCACCGTCACGGTATTTTCAAGCGTTGATTTTAATGTATTCATCTTCATCTCTCTTCTATTAGGTCTAACAGGGCTAATTGCCCTCCCCCTCCCTGCACCCCTATCAAAGTGCAGGAAGAGAGATAGCTATCAGATCACCGGGACTATCTTCCCTCTATTTTCTCATATACCCAGGCGAATACCATTACCGCACCTAGCAGAGCCACGCCCTGCACGGCCAACAGAGCCAGCCCTGCGATAAGGTTTCCCGCCGTTAGAATCGCGTCCATCTTATTCCTCCTCCTCTTCGCACCATTCACATTCGCACCCCTCAACCGTGCCTATGTATTCTGTCCACGCGTCCGTTCCGTGAATCCCTATGCCGTAGACCTCCTCCAACCATTCCAGGGCAGACACGGCTCCCTCCTTGAAAGCTACCGCGTCCAAGGTGGCGCGGGCGTTTTCTAATTCCGCCTCACATCCATTACCGCACTTGCCCTCTAAGTTAATGGAGCATTTACATTCTTCGCACATAATTGCCATTCTCTTCCTCTTCTCTTCTAAGCTGGGAGCGGTATCTCCGCTCCTAACTTGCGCCCCCCGTGCCTCTTGCTGGCACCCGCCCTCTTAGGGTGGGGGGCTACTTTCCCGTGATCGTGTTAGGCCAGCTCCTTTAATTCCTGGAGAGCCTCTTCAATACAACCCTGGGCTATCTCTTGCCAATTCACACGATAAACAGAGCCAATATCGGTGAGCATATTGAACAGCCCTTGATTATTGCTTACATTCTCCAGGGTGAGGAGGTCATCCTCTACCCATTCACGGAGCTTTACGGAGAGAGTGTAGATGCACACTCTTTTTTCTATCTCTTCGCCCTCACCTGCAACATTAGTGGCCAACTTAATTGCCTCCTCCGTGTAGTCGCGGGCGGTTTCCTGTAAATACTGGTCGTTATCTATATGTAAAGCACTCGCCCAGGTTTCCCGATTAGTCCAGCCGTTAAATGAATCGCACATATCTTTCCTTTTCTCTCTTCTCTGCATAGTTGCAGACCACCCGCCACCGGTTTCCCGGTGGGGGATAGTACGCCTCTAATTCGCCCAATTTTCCTTGTAAAAATTGTAAGCCCAGTCGTAGACGATTCCCTCCGTCAATTCCCGCTCGCCCTCGCGGTCAAAGTAGTACACGGTTATCTCTTGCACATCCAAATCCTCTTGAATTCTCACGCCGTCAATGTCGGAGAAAAACAGGGACATCGTAGCGAATCGGTTAGGGCCAGACTCTGCGAATAGAATCGGGTTACTCTCATCTCCCGCCTCTCGCTCCTCCTCCGTTAGCTCCGTGAGTTGAATCGTTCTCATTAGTAAAGTGCTCATTCTCTTCCTCTTCTCTATTTTCTTGCCGATGAGTGACGCTCTGCCTCTCATCTAGTCCCCCGCCCGGCCTCGCTCCGGGTCGCCCTCTTAGGGTCGGGGGGGATTCACTTGATCGTGAAACTATTTTCCCTCCAGCTGTTCGATGATCGTCTGAACTTTTGCAGCACTCTGAATATCACCGTCATATTCATAGCTATTTAATGCGACTTTAAGTGCAGGGATGAGAGTGCCTGCCTCATCCTGGGTGAACTCTGCATAGTAAGTAAAGCTCATTTTAATAGCCTCTCTTTTCTTTTATCCGGTTGTGGCACGGGTAGCACCTCAATACCTCTGCATTTGCCACATAATCATAAAATGAGATGTCTGCAAACTTTCCGCATATGTAACACATAGACGCCATTCTCTTCTCTTTTCTCTTGATTAAGCTCCTGGAATCTCCTGGAGCTAGTACCCCCGCCGGGTCGTGAACCCTGGCCGACTTAATCGGAGCGGGGGCGGTTTCCTACTTGTAGTTATAAGTGTGCTGGATTAGGAATCTTAATTGCTCAACCTTATCCGCAATTTTTTTATCGAATTTCAACTCTGGGTGGAATTGCAGAGCCGTGAACATAATTGCCAGCTCCTCATCGCTTAGATGTAATGAGTGGCCGTAGACCTTTACATTCTCTTCACGGTACTCGGTTAGCCCCGTATCATCGAGGCTTATGCCTAATTCATTCTCTACATAATCCACGACATAACTTGCTCCAGCTAACCACGCTGGGGAATCGGTGATACTTGTATTCATTCTCTTGCTCCTTTGATAGGTAAGGCCGTGGGGCTCATCCCCACGCCATAAGGATACGCCACTCTCTTATAGGTGAGCAACAGGGAGCGGGGCGCGTGTTCGCCCCCTCGCCTGCTCCTCCGCCCCCTCCCCCTTGGGCGCCGTTTTTTCCGTGGATCTTCTATCCCGCCGCACTCGATGGCCAGGCCTCCCGGAGTTTGGACCTCTTTACCCCTGGCCGGGTCGCCTCCCACCCCTAACCGGCCGGGGTTGGAATCACGATCGCCGGAAAAACTGGGGGATGGTTTTCATATGGATCATCTATCCGGAGGGAGGGACGGGGTCGAGGTGCCGGGGTTGCAGGGCTGGGGCTGGGGTCGTCAATTCTTGGCGGATGGTAAGGGTTTCAAGGTGGCCAGGGCTGGGGCAGGGCTGGGGCTCTGGGGTGCTAGGGCTCTGGGTTTCTGGGGCCTGTTGTTAATTGTGCGGCTTAAAAAACTTAGGGGGGCTCTGACGCCGGATAGCTAGGAAACCCTCCGGCTTTTCCTAATCTGCCAGAACAGAACAGAAAAACAGCCAGGGCAGGGCAGGGGCTGGCTGGGGCAGGGCAGACCCCCCGTTGTTAATATGCGCGGGGGGACGGGCGTTACTCCCTCACTAAATATTTTTCCTAAAGTGAACCCTCTGATCCCACTAAAGGTCCCGCTCAGCTGTAACTGATCAGTGAGCTTCGTCACATTCCCAAAGAATGTTTCCTCGAAAGAGGGAAATGAGGTATTTTTCCCGCCTTAGTACAGTATGTAGAGGCAGTTACGGAATGGTAGAAGTAAATGCCTACCTCGCTAGACGCGAGGCCCCTAGGACGAGCACTAACTTACCCCTCAGTTCGCTGAACTCCTTCGGGCGCTAAGCCCGAACTGAAGCGGTGCTTTTAGTGGGGTGAGTTCTATTAAAAGATTACGCCCACCAATAAATCCCCTTGGTCTAAAAAAATTTTTACGGGGCTTCGCCCCTTACTAGGAGGATTACGTGGCAGAAAATTCAGCAGATATAGCCAAGAGGATTATCCTCGCCGCCGTATCAGAAGGATCCACTATTGAGCAAGCCTGTGGATCAGCCGGCAAGTCGATGAAGACTTATGAGTATTACCGCCGCACCGACAAGGTATTCGCGGATAAGATTGATAGAACCCGGCTAGGTCTAAAGGACAAGACCTTTGCCTCTAGTGATGTCCACGACATAGATTTTGCCGAGTTCAGAGATCGCTTTATGCACTCTAAGACTTTCGACCACCAGCAGAACCTCATAGATGTAATCGAGGGTAGAGAACCTACCTGGCTACATCCATCTATGAAGTACGAAAAGGGTAGTAACCCGGATCGTGTACTTATCAATATTCCACCAAACCACGCCAAGTCTATGACGGTCACGGTTGACTACGTCACCTGGCAAGTGGTAAGGAATCCCAACTTCCGCGTCCTGATAGTCTCTCAGACTCAGCGCCTCGCGGCAGACTTCCTCTACGCGATTAAGCAACGTCTGACCCATCCAACATATGCCGACTTGCAGAACGCTTACGCGGCAGGGGTTGGCTTTAATAGTAAGTCAGCTTCGTGGCAGGCTACTCGTATTACCTTCGGTGACGAGTTGCGTGACTCCAGCGAAAAAGATCCAAACATCGAGGCCGTTGGTATCGGTGGTCAGATTTACGGTAAGCGTGCCGATATGATTATTGTGGACGACGCCGTTACCTTATCTAACGCAAATGACTTTGAACGCCAGATTAAGTGGCTAACCCAGGACGTAAGATCTCGTCTTAACCCTGGAGCCAAACTGGTTATTATTGGAACACGAGTAGCCTCCGTCGATCTATACCGTGAGCTTCGCTCCGAAGACCGCTACCCCGGCGGTATGATTCCCTGGACATATCTGGCTATGCCGGCCCTTCTAGAATCAGACGAAGATCCTGGCAAATGGGTAACGCTATGGCCAGAATCTGACCAACCCTTTGAAGGCCAGGACGAAAGCCATCGTGATCCAGATACCGGATTCTATCCTCGCTGGTCAGGTAAGAATCTTTTTAATGAACGCCAAGCTATGGATGCCTCAACGTGGGCTCTAGTTTACCAGCAACAAGATATTTCAGATGACGCGGTATTTGATCCAGTATGTGTACGTGGTTCCATTGATGGAATGCGTAAACAAGGTAAGTTGGTAGCAGGAAACCCCGGCCACCCACGCGATCTTAATGGATTCTCTATCGTATGTGGACTCGACCCAGCAATGGTTGGAGATACAGCAGCTATCTGTTACGCCATTGACCGAGCCACTAAGAAAAGATACATAGTAGATGCTATCAAGATTACTCGTCCAAGCCCAGCTGCTATCCGTTCTCTTATCTTTGATTGGACAGAACTCTACAGTCCGTCCGAATGGATCGTCGAAAAGAACGCCTTCCAGTCCTTCTTAACTCAGGACGAAGGTATCCGTCAGAATCTAGCAAGCCGAGGCGTCGTACTTCGTGAGCACCATACTGGGGCCAACAAGTGGGATACCGGATTCGGTGTCGCTTCTATGTCTACTCTCTTTGGTACTAAGCAGTTTGATGGAAGACATCATAGAGATAACTTGATCCACTTACCTAGTGATCAGACCGAAATGATCAAGGCTCTTATCGAGCAGTTGATTACCTGGTCTCCTACCACTAAGGGTAAGACCGATATGGTTATGGCTTTATGGTTCTGCGAGATCCGCGCACGCGAGATGCTCAATTATGGGCAATACGCCACCCATCACTTAAAGAATCCGTTCCTGTCTAGGTCCGAACTAGGGAAGCGAACGGTGGTCAATCTTGATCAACTATTCGCTGATAAAGAACGAACATTCATCTAAGGAGAAAACAATGAAAGAAAAGATGCCAGCTAAGAAGGCAGTAGCAAAGAAGGCAGCAGCACCTGCAAAGATTAAAGTATCACAGGCAACAATCAATGACATTAAGAAAATGGGTATGGCTGAAGCCCTTAAGATGGTAAAGATGTACGCAAGCCAAGGTAAGGGAACTGGTCCAGCTGGCGCCACTGTACGTGCAGAAGGAAGCAAGTTCCTTAAGGGTGAACTCGCAGAAGGTGTTCGCCGTATGTACGGAGATCGCCGCTTTGGTGAAGCTACTGCTGGCACAAAGAAGAAGGCAGCAAAGCCTTCTAGAGCCGCAAATCCAAAGTCGCTTTAATCAAAAACTTTATTAGGAGAAACACATAGTGTTAACAGTCAATGAGGTCAATGCAAAGCTGGGTCGGTTAAAGACCCGGTCTGCCGCACGTGACCAGCGAATGCGCGACGTACTGTCCGTGCGTCAAGGAGACATATCCAAGGTATATCCTTCTATGTTCTCAGAGGACTATCCAAAGCCTCTCGTCGCCAACTTCATTGACGTAGCAGCTCGTGATCTTGCAGAGGCGATGGCTCCGTTACCATCATTTAACTGTGCAGCGGTTAATATGGTATCGGATGCCCAGCGCAAGGCTGCTGATATACGCACTCGTATCGTTAACTATTATATCTCTTCTTCTGATTTACAGCTCCAGAACTATTCTGCTGCCGACTGGTACAACACCTACGGTATGGAAATAGGAATAGTAGAGATGGATTACGAGACCAATAACCCTCGTATTCGTATGCTCAATCCTTTTGGAACATATCCTGAAATGGATCGCTTTGGTCGTACTATCTCTGTTACGCAGGTTATCGTATCTGACGCAGAAACTGTATCAGCTCAGTATCCGGAGTTTGCTTCGCAGATTATGAAGCGTGATTGGTCTACCCCAGGTTCACCATATCTTGAGTTGGTACGTTACCACGACAAAGATCAAGACCTTATCTATCTACCAGACCGTAAGAATTTGGTTCTAGCACGTGTGCCAAATCCAATCGGTCAGTGTATGGCACGTGTGGTCGTCCGTCCTTCACTTGATGGAGAAGCACGTGGTCAGTTTGATGATGTGTTATCGGTACAACTTGCTCGTGCTCGTTTTGCAGTATTGCAAATTCAGGCAGCTGAAAAATCCATTCAAGCTCCTATTGCTATTCCACAAGATGTACAGGAGTTGGCACTTGGACCTGACGCAATTATGCGTTCATCTCAACCACAGAATATTCGCCGTGTTCCACTCGAATTACCAGCAGGTGTATTTACGGAATCTAGCGTACTAGAGCGAGAGCTCCGCCTTGGATCTCGTTATCCAGAATCACGTAATGGTCAGATCGATGCGTCTGTAGTTACAGGTCGTGGAGTCCAGGCACTTCAGGCTGGATTTGATACACAGATCAAAGCAGCACAAGCTCAGTTTGCACGTATCTTTACAGAACTTATAGGCATATGTCTTGAAGTAGATGAGAAGATCTTTGGTAACATTACAAAGACAATCAAGGGTACAGATGATGGTACTCCGTACCAGATGAAGTACACACCTGCT